ACGATCTGCAACTGCGGGGCAATGACCTGACCATTTGCACCAACTGAAATCCAGCCGGTATCATACGTCCCGCGCACCGCGCTTATATCGCCCGAACCCCAGCGGCTAACACCCCACCGGGCCACGCCCCAATAGGCACCATCATTTGCCGGAACGGCGGTAGATGCAGGCGCGGCGGGGAATATGACCGCGTAGTTTGTTGCAACAGACAGTTGCGGCGTTAGCGGGCCGGATGACAAAAACCGCCCCCGGATCATCCCCACAGTTTTTTCCGTTGCCGCGCCGCCAAGGTCTGACGGCATATAGGACAGCCTGCAAATATACGCCGCCCCTTCATCCGAACCACCGACTTCCACCGCAAAGATGTTCCCCACGCGGTCGCCGAAATACATCTGTTCGTTAAAGACCGTAGCGGCCTGCACGTCCCAGCCGATATACTTGCACCATGCGCCGGTCTGGATATTGGCGACAAAACTTGTGGTCAGGTCATGCGGCAAGGAAACCATCAGCATGTTTTCGCGCGGCCATTTGACCAGTTCCATTGGCTGATCGACCGTCCGCCGTTTGACTTGCACCCGCCAAGATTGCTCAATCGCCGCAGACATTGCCGACACGTCCATTGCGGCGGGGTCTTTCTGCGTCACGGCAGAAAGCGGGACCAGTCCGGCTTCCGTTCCAATCACCAAGTCACCGCCTGCGCGGAAATGGCACTTAGGGCCAAGCGGCTTTGTGATGTTGTAGAGGCCGACCAGCGCCCAATCCGCCGCCGATGCCGGGTTTGACCCTTCGTAAACGGCAACCTCGCCTTCGGTTGACACAAACACGATCCGGTCGTCCTGCCCGTCGCCCGTGTCTTGCGACCATGTTGCAATGAACATCAGCGACCCGCCGCGTTGCATGACACCCGTTAGGGACAGGTCAGCCGCCGCGCCCGCGATGCTATCCACGGGCAAATACCACGCTGTCAGGCTGTTCTTCCGCACAAACCAAAGGCGGCTTTTGTGCTTCGACACATAGGACAGTTCCGATGATGTCACGCCGGTAATCGCGGTTGTCGCCCAGGTCGTGCCGTTGAACGTCCTGGGGGTATCCGTGCCGTTGACAGCCACAAGAAACTCGCCGCCCGCAGTCCCCATTTGGACCGTATTCCAATACCCCGACGCCATGCCTGAAACGGAAGCCGTAGGGACCGCCAGCGGGTTCAAGGCGGTGATGTCATAGATAGCCGCAGACGTGGCGGCGAATAGCCGGTTTGTGGCCCCTGCCTGATAGGTGAAGATGGATTTCACCCGCGCCCCTACGGTCGCCACCTTTTGCCGCCCGCCGCGTACCCGGCACCCCTGCAAGCCGGGGAAGATGTTTTCCATCACACGCGCCGTTCCCGGCCCGCCCGTGGCGATGTTCAAATTCTCCACCCAACCACCGATGGGGGCGGGGAACGCCACGGGCTGCGCTGTAGGGGCTTGTGCTGTGCGGTTTACCTTGCGGGCGGGGCGCATTATGCCAGCCCCTTGTCGGCGTTTGCCGCCGTCGCCAGATCGGCCTCAAACTCGGCCATAAGGTCTTCATAGGGCAAGCCCTTGGACCGCTTCCACCGATAGATCACCCCACGCGCCAGCAGCCGCTCCGGGAATATGGCCGTGTCGGTATTTGCCGTCACGGCGTCTTTCGTGCCAAGCCAATTCTTCGACTGGTAGCGGATTGTCACGCCGCCCGCGCCGATAGCCGGGGCAAAGAGGATGCTTCCCCCTTCCAGCCGGAAATAGTTCTGTGCAGACGGCGTGCGGGACAGCAGCTGCCACAGTTCCGGCGATGTCACCAACCGCGCGGGGTTGTATCCCGTGCCAACCATTACCGGCCCGGTTTCTGCCAATTCCTGAAAATCGGCGGGCAAGGCGACCGATGCCACGCTTGCCGCCGTGAACGATACCGCCCCGCGCGCCCATTCGTTGCGCGTGTTAATCTCCCGGCCCGCCGCATTGAGAAAGGCCGTGATCTGGCGCATTTCAAAAGACCCGTCACTGATGACGGGCGCGGCGCGGTCAATGTTACATTCCGCAAGGATTTCGGGCAGGATGTCGCTGATCATGGGTTCACCCCTGCAACGCGATACGGCAGTTTGCCAAACCGCTTGATACGGTCGGCCCGCAGGATTTCGGCAATGAGGTTGCTTAGGACCACATCACAGGCTTGCGCCTTTTCAACGTCCAGTTTCGCCAAGTAGACTTGCCGCATCATGGCGTAAATGTAGACTTCCGGCTCCGCGACGATCAGCCAATTCGTGCCGGTTGTTTGCAGTGTCGGGATTGCCGCGTAGTAGTGCAGCGTCACGGGCGTATTGGCGTAGGTGGTCAGCAGCCGATGGCCCTGAATTGTGTAACCGGGCGTCAGCTTGTCTTCGACCGACGGCAGGGCCGTGTTGCGCACGGGCATCCCGGCGATGAATAGCGACCGCAATTCGCTGTAATCGGCGGGCAGGTTCACGTTGCCGCTGGCATCCGTTGTGAGGGTGGCGACGGTTTCATTGGCCCCGATGCGCAGACGCCGGTTAAGGTCCGCCTCGGCGAATTGCAGGTAGATCGAGGCGCGCGTAGGAACGCCGCTGTCCCCTGTCCGTTCAACCGTTTCGGCTATGAGTTCGGGAAGGTCCACCGGTTATCCTATCGCGTCTTGAACTTCGGGTTTTCCGCAAGCCAGCGGTCGATATACCGCCCGTCCATCTGGCTTTGCGCCTCTTCCAATTCGGCGTAGAACGTATTCAGCGGGATGGACGCGATACGCGACCAGTCGCCGTGCTTTGTCCCCGCCGCTGCCGACCGCGCCGTGTGGTTGGCTTCCAGCACGTCATCTACCCGGTAGTCGGTGCGGAAGGTGGTCGAGCCGTCATCGTTGACGGTCTTCCACACCTGCCGCCCGGTTTTGAAATCGTAGTCGAAAAGCGACCACGCGCCGTCCCGGATGGTCACTTTTCACCCGGAAAAGCGTCTGCCCTTTCCGCCTTGCCAGCGGCAATCAGCGCCTTGGCTTGGGTAAGCGGCAGTTCAATCACCTGGCCCGCGTCAACGCGAACGTCTTCTTCCGGCCAGTAGGCGTATTTCATCAGAACGGGGGTGGTGGTTTCTTTCGTCGCCATTGGGGCGCTCCTGATAAGAGTGAAGGGCAGGCCGTGAAGCCTGCCCCGGTGTCATTAGGTGGAAACGGTCAGCCCAAACACGTCTTCGACGCTGCCCAAGCCTGCCTCGTTTTTGACGCAGAGGGTGTGCTCGCCGATGATGACGCCCGCCTTCGAGTCGGCATTGGTCGTCACTTCCGGGTCCGACGCGATTTTGCGCAGAACCTTCATCGCAAGCATTTCGTCGTCGATCAGGTGAACGCGACGGGCAACAGCCGCCGAAGTCGCCATGACGCGGTTCGGAACAACCGCGATCCGGCCAAACGGGCCTTCGTAGTAGTCCGCCGTCGCAATGATGGTGCGCTTGTTGTCGGCAGAAACCGCCATGCGGAAGGGGGCCACGTTGGTATCCGACATGAAGGTGACGAAAACCGACTTCACGTAAGGCGACACAACCGCAAACTTGATGTTCGCGCCCGAAACGTAGGACGCTTGCATCGTCGTATCCAGAAGTGCCTTGGTGAAGGCCCGCTGCGTGCCGGTCGTAGCCGCCACGGTCAGCTTGGTGCCGGTGTTGTAACCACCGTTTGCACCGCCCGCACCGCGCGAGACGTTCGTGGCGTACCAAGACGGCAGGCCACCCATCACGCGGGTTGCACCAGCGACAGACGCGGCATTGCTGATGATGGCAAGTTCCGTGTCTTTTTTCAGTTCGATGGCGCGCTTCAGCTTGACAGTTTTTTCCTGTTCGGCCTGGCCCGCGTTGTCCACCGACTGCTGGGTTTTGGAGATAACCCAGTCTTTGCGCATGATCTGCGTGTAGTTGCCCACACGGGTCACAGGCGTAATGGCGGCGAAGGTGTAGATGTCACCTTCAAGCTGCGCGTTTGCAGCCGGTGCCGCCAGTGTGTCAATCTCCCATTCCGGGAAGATCGAGGTTGTCGATTCCTTCGAGATCATCGAATAAATCGGGGTGTCTTCCGGGGTGATGCGAGTCACCACATCGGAAAGGGATTCACGGTTGCCCTTCGGGCTGGCCGTGGTGAAGGTGTTGGTAATAACAGCCATAACACTACCTCATGGGTAGGCACGATCAGTCGAAGTCGATTGCAAGCGCCGACTTGATTGTGCCGATTTGCGCATGGCGTCGCTTTGCCTTTTCTTGGGCTGCATTCACCGGCGCGATTGCCGGTGTGGCCTTTCCCATCCTCGGGGTTTCAATCCGCTTCTTCGCATTGTTGCGGTTTTCCTCGGCCTTCTGACCCAAGCGGGCGAAGTGAACGAGGCGCAATATGCGATGATCGGCGGTTGCGCTGATTTCATCATCGGTAAATCCAAACGCCTTCGCGGCGACCTTTACCGACTGATCAAACGCAACTCTTTTCACCGGGTCCGCAAGTGCTGGCATGGCTTTCACCAAAGCCGCTTGTTCGCGGTCGCGGTATTCCCGAAGTTCAGCCTCCGAAACCGCCTGATTATGCGTATCGACCTGCCCCTTGATGCTGACCAGTTGACCCAACTCGGCGATTGCGTTTTCACGCAAGGCCCGCTGGTACTGATAGCGTCCGGGGTCGGTCTGCGCTAATTGCAGGGGCGGCTCGGGGGGGATTAAGCCTTGCAGATACCCGCCAAGGTTTTGCAACGCGGTTTCCAAGACAGATGTGCGCTCGGCAAGCGCGGCCTTTGTGGCCTCTACCGCTTTCCGTTCCTGCGCAACTTCCGTCGTTTTCTGCGTGTAGTCCCTCTGCCGGAAATACCCGGCTTTAAGGTCTTTCAGGGTAACTTTCTCGTCCCCGTCCAGTGTGACCATCACGCTGTCATCTTCTTCCGCCGGTTCCGCGTCGGGTTCTTCGCCCTGGGGTTCTCCGTCCGGTTCGCTGTCGTCTTCGAGTGCATCAAGGGCGGATTCGAGGGTGTCAAGAGATTGATCCTCGGCCTCGCCTTCTACAGCCTGCTCGTCGTCAAAAGCGTAGTCCTCGCTAACCTGTTCGGTTGCGTCCATTCTCAGCATCCTTTGCTGGTGAGGTTAAACGACGGCCCTTGAAACCGGAGTGGTCTTGGCCCTCACAAGGGCTTCCAACTTCCATTTCAATGACCGTATGGCGCGCACTTCGCCTAAAGCGTTGCGGCGGCATTCATCATCGCCCAGCTTTGCGCCGATAGCCGTTTCAATGGCATCGCGCTCAAGCTGTGCAAAAATCTCTTTGACAGTCTCGCTGTCCAGCAGGAATTGGGCTTCACCGGCGCTCATATTTTGTACCCACCTGAACCGCCTTCATTCATCATCCGCTTGTATTCGGGAAGAAGGCCGCGCCGTGCGGATTTGTCATAGCCCATAGTGGCAATCACGCCTTTGAAGGTAAGCCCCGCTTCGGGAAGGGTCGGGTGGAAGGCAACAAGGCTTCGGTCGGCTGTAATGGCCTCATAAGCGTCAACCCGCTCTTTCAACTCAACGCCGTTTGATAGGCGATAAGGTGCGCGCTTCAAAGCCTCTGCCTCAGCACCAGATAAGATGCTTTGCATCTTCGCTCACATTGCGTTCCAAGTGCCGGTAGTTGGGAACAAAGAACTCGTTTCGCGTATTCTGCGCCACATGTAGCGCGTGCGCTTCCTGCAAAAGGCGCAACGGACTCATCGCCATTTCGGCGTGCTTCAAAAGCATTTTCGGGCAGGAAAGATACCTTGGCTTCATAACGCCCCCAAAAGCAGCAATGCCCTGTCTGCCTCTATCGCTTGCCGCAATGCGACTTCATCAGCCCGCGCATCTCGCCTGATGTTCCGCCATTCACGGCGCGTCAGGCGCTTGCGCTGAATGTCAGGAATAAAATCATCCTCTATGGTTCGGTCGCCATAGAACCGGATCGGCGCGGGCCTTCCCCTATATGGAGAGTATAGGCCACCTTCGGAGTAAGCGACGACAACAGGATTGCGCATCTTCACTCCATCAACAGCAGCAATGCCGCTTCATCCCGCCGTCTGCGCCGCATCTTCACAATGCGCGCCAGTTCGGCCTCAATCACCCGCACCAAGGCCGCGTGGCCCCGCTGTCGTTCCATCGCCGTGCGCAGGGCGTCAGAAATGGCCCGTGCAGCCGCTATCTCCGCTTCCCCGACCACTGTCGCCGCAACCGGGGCAAAGGCCACCAGCGCCGCCTGTGCGGCTTCCTGCGGGGCATCCTCGGCCATAGCGGCCAAGGCATCCTCAAACTCCTTGATCTGCCGGTCGCGGAAAAACCGCTTGACCACATCGCCGCCGTCATCGGCAACAATCCGGATCGGCGCTACCGGGCCGAAGTACCCGCGCGCAAAGTAGGTCGGGGCAAAGTAGCCCCCGAAATATTTAGACACTTGTTGTCACTGCCAAGCGGTTGCCGTTGGCGTCCACCGTCGCAACAATCCTGTCTGCCGTGTCGCTGACATCGCGGATTGTCACGGTTGGCGTTCCGGCTCCGCTGATTTTGCCCGCTAGGGCCGCTGCGATAATCTGCATCAGTTCCCGCGCGGTAAATCCGCCTTCCAGCACTTCGCCCCATACCGCTTGCGCGATAGATTCCGCCGTGAGACTGCCCGCGACAACAACGCCCGTGGCCGTGCCGCCAAGGGGTAGCACCCCCGATGCAATGGCACCGGGAAACTGCGCAGTGCCAGCACCGGAACCCGTGAGTGGCAAGGTGCCGCTGGCAACCGCGCCGATCTGGGCCGTTGCGGTGGCAGTCCCGCCAAGGGGCAAGTCCCCATTGGCCGCGCCATTGACGTTGACCTTGCCCGTGGCTGTCCCGGCTAGGTCCAGCGCCCCGGAAGCCGTGGCAGTGATCGGCGCGGTGCCAATGACGCCCGTAGCGGTGCCAGACAGAGGCAGCGTGCCACTGCCCACGGCAGATACGGTGACGGCCCCGGCAGCGGCCCCGCCAAGGGGAAGGGTGCCAGCGGCAGGGCCAGATACAGCGACCGCACCCGTTGCCGTACCACCAAGGGGCAGCGTGCCGGACGCGGTAGCGGTAGCAGGGGCATTGCCAATGACGCCGGTTGCTGACCCGCCAAGAGGAAGTGTGCCGTTGGCCGTGGCGGTGACGTTGACTACGCCGGTTGCGTTGCCGCCAAGAGGGAGGATGCCAGAGGCCGTGGCGGTGATATTGCCACCACCGCCACCGCCGCCTGCCGCCGCAATTCGCGGAACGCGACCACGCAGCGCCATGTCAGGCTCCGATCAGGGGCGGGCGGTTGCGGTAGGGATGG